GCCTGTCCGGAGAAGGTCTGCTCGATGGACTCCATGGCAAAGTTGGTGTGGCGTCTGTAGGACACCTTCCAGAAAGTAATCTCGGGGGTTCCGGTAAGGAACACGTCTTGTGCGCCGTAGGCGACTAATTGCATTAAACCTCCAGCCATTGTATGGAATTTATATATTCTACAAAGAAAAAAATCTGGGGAAAAATCGCATTAATTCAATTAAAATTATAATATTGCTAAAAATACAGTCTAAGTTGTGAATAAATGCTCTAATTAATAGCGATAATTCAAAAAAATGTAAATTTCGGTTTTATTATTAAATTACAATTGTAATATTTTAACTACAGTTGTAAATACCCTAAATATATTTGTATTGTTAGGAAAATCTTCACAATAAATAACTCTAATATTTCCTAATACAAATATTAATTATTACTGCTTATACCAAGTGTTTGCGAGCTATTTGTCAATAAAAATGTGTCTAAATAGTCTTCTTGAAATATTTCACGTTTGTTTTCGTGTTTTTTCGTGAAAATATAAGAATCATTCGATTTCCGAATACTCCAACCTTCTTCTAAAGCATTTGTCAAAAACATCATCTTTTGAAATACAGGTTTTTCTATTTTTATATTTTGAGGCAAATCTAATAAAGTTGTTTCGCTAATTTTAGTATTCATTATACACTTTCTAAATACCATATTCTTCTAATATTTACGAATTTTTCACACGCTAATGTATACTGATAATACCATGACAGAACAAGAACATTATATGCAACCCACTAAACACGAATTTATATGTCAGGAACATAAAGTTCACGAAAAAGAAGTTCCGCTATCTCCAGCAAGATATAAATGTAAAAAATGTAAAAAAAAGAAAATTAGCGGATATAGTAATCCAGACCACATATGTAACCCTTTTGGATATTTATATTTAGCACCTCAAATATGTCTTGATTGTGCTACAAAAATTAAAAAATGTATGTGGTGTTGATACAACGTAAAATTGATTATTTTACAATACGTTATGAACAACTATACAATACAGTACAATACAATACAATATGTTTTATTACGTTATTGCCGCATATATATTGATTCAATTTTGGAATTTCACCCATTGTAATGCTGGGTGTTATTTTTCAAAAACACCATATATCATCATAGAACACAACCATAGTTTCCCTACGGTCAAACCATTATCTAATTCTATTACCAATGATAATTATGACACGTGCAGTGTGTTACGGTGAAATTCTTAGATAGTTTAGTATTTTAGAGTATATCCCATTTTTTACTTACAAATATATACACAATCCGTATTTATTCCTACTATAAAAACTAACATAAAAACGTTCATATAAAGTATTCCATCTCAGTTAATGAAAGGGGAGTCTAAAAAGAAGCAACTCAACCAATTAAAAACTATACATACAATAGATGAAAAACATTCAGAACTAACCGAATATTATGATAAGATAGAGAGTGAAACCATTCCGCAGTTGCAGAGAGAAAAAGATGAGTTGAGGAATACCATCAAAAATTTACAAAAGAATCAAGTTGATGAATATATGAATATGAAAGACAAGATTAAAGATATTCAGCAGAGCATCAAAAAACTCAAACAAGAGAAGAAGAAGTATTTACTAAACAATTCTAAGTTTATTTTCGATTACTTCGAGCAGAAACAACAAATTTCAGCAAGTACCGACCAATATGGAAGCACAGACGCACTAAACTCTTTTTTCAAGATCAAACTAGACGATAATAATAAGGATGGAACTATTAATAAATATACACAATCCAAAATGAATACACAGCAATATTGGAGAAATGTGACAAATGAGTTTACTAACTCTCAAGATTATTATATTGAATCTGATACATGTGAATTTTGCAATCTAGGGGAAATGATACCTCAAGATGAAGAAGGAATACTCATATGTAATAATGATAAATGCGGTAAATTCGTAACATATATCGTGGATAGTTCCAAACCGAATAATAAAGACCCTCCGAATGAAGTTTCATATACAGCCTATATTCGTCTTAACCATTTTAAAGAAATACTCTCACAATTCCAAGCTAAGGAAACTACATTAATACCAGATGAAGTAATCGACGCAATTAAAGCACGTATTAAAAAAGAACGCATTACAGATTTGTCTCAACTTAACTATGATAAGATGCGCGAATTGTTACGTAAGCTCGGATTAAACAAGTATTTCGAACATATACAATACATTAATTCGTTATTCGGAATTAAACCACCCGTAATGAATGAAGAATTACACGAAACTTTATGTGTATTATTTATTGAGATTCAAAAACCCTGGGCGGTGCATTGTCCGGCTAATCGAACCAACTTTTTTAACTATACATATACACTTCATCAACTGTGTGTGCTTTTAGACCAAACTCAGTACCTGCCATATATACCTATGATGAAAGACCGAGAAAAACAACTAGAACAAGATATGATATGGAAAAAAGTATGTGAAGACCTAGATTGGGAGTTTTTCGCATCTGTATAATGTTTCCGTGTAAATAACATAAACATTATACTATTATATTTAGTAATGAAAATGGCATATTCTTATCCTATTGACTTAACGATTAAGTATTCAAATAATACTGAGTATCGACAATGTTTACGCAATTTATTTAAAATGAATTCAAATAACTATCCTGACACAAAGAATATGGATTTAGACGATGAAACTATGGATGAAATGAGTTACGATGATGAATCTGCTACTGTTACTATGGACTATATTCTTGAAACTACCAAATCAATACCAGAAATGATGAACCTATATGAAAAAACCGCATCGTTTATGTTTTCCACTGATATTAACATTGGACTTACTATTATGTTAGGGTATGATTATTTAGACTTATTTCATCAATTACTACAAAAAATAGTCGCAGGTATTACAAATGAAGAGTTATTACAAACAGATATTTACAAACAGTTATACGCAAAAATTTATAAATAATTTTTCGGTGTATATAAAATATACATTATTATATACACCCAGATGGCTTCTACACGTAGTAAAAATAATGAAGGAGATTATCGTTTAGAACAAAATGTTAATTCCGGTTCTTGTGACTATCTAACATGTCAAAAAAATAATTATGGAAATCCTACTACCTCTTATTTTGCCGGTAATGGATTATTACAAGGACGCGTCGCACCCTCTAATTTATCAAGTAATCCCTATGATATTGAGTCGCAATTATTTGGTATAGGAACAAGCAATATGGTTAAACCAAAACCATCGGTTAAACCTGTAATCCACGATTTAAATTCACTTAATATTTGTGACCGTCTTCAAACAATGGTCCCGGAACCATTAATCGTTGAAAAAGGACAGCGCCCTAATATCATGAATTAGAATATTTTTTCTGTGTTCGTCTATGTGATAATACATTGTTTCTGAATGTGATATTACGAGCGTGTTTCCTTTGCTTCTTTTTTTCTATCTCTTCTTTTGATATAGTATTTTCTACTATATCTGATTCCTCGGGTTTATTAGACGAAACCATATTTAATATTTGGTCCATAAAATCCATTTGTACGGCATTTTGACACGATTTTTCGGGCAATTCTTTACATTCTGATATATTTATTTTTATGTATTCAGGTAATGGTTCGGTTATATTGTTTTGTATTTTTATTGGTATTTCGATATTCGCAATGACTATTGAATTGACATTTTATGATTACATTTAATATCAATTTATATTTAACTTTTTTATAAACTATATACTTAATTTATTTGTTCTACGACTTCAGGGCGTTCGTCAATATAAAAGTCCTTCTTCTCGGGATTGTAATTTATATACTTTACCTGTTTTGATGGGGAATTCTCATCTTCTTCTTTCATATACATTTTACCTATGTAAATATATCCTTCGCTTTCCTTAGTTGAAGGTATTTTATATGGGTCGTTGTCTTCTGCTGGTTTAAATGTAAACAAATTTCCTACAGTTGCAAACAATGCTACTAATGATTGTGTAATCCAATTCATTTTTCCTGAAATATCTA